GTTGCAGCAACCGCAGATGATGCCGAGGATGGGTAATATGATGCTGAAAGGCGCAGGCGCGGTTATGGCAGACGAGTATGCCCCACAGCCCCGTAATGCTCTTGTCGGTGGAATGATGCCACCGCCTTCTCTTGATGGAACGATGCCACAGCCTTCTCAGTTTGCAGAGCTTATGCCTGCCGGAAGTGCGCCTAACCGCTTTGGTTCTCCTGGTGTTGAAGGAATGGATTTTGCTTATACTGGCGCAGCTAAACCACAAATTGTCAATGGTCGGGTTGTTTATACCGCACCACCGAAGCCAGTTAAGGCAGACAATCCAAAAGACAGGATTACCCCTGCTACTGCCGATGACCTAGCTAAGGCAGGCATACCGAATGATACTGGACTAATTTATCTGATAAATCGTACTACTGGGGAGATTACTCCAGTAGAAAGATTAGATAAGCTAGACCAGACAAGAAAAGCTCTTGAAAATGCCGAAGCATTGGCAGCTCAGGGGACAAGTGCTGCTCAAAAAGAAAAGGCACAGGCAGATGCAGAAGAAGCAAGGAAAAAACTTCGTGCTATGAGGGCTGCGCAGATGTCGGCAATCCGAATGGTTGTTGATGTTGAAAATGACCTGTTAAGTTTAGCAGGGAATGAGTTTGTAGATACTGGCACATTAGATAGATTTGTTAAATATACTGGTACTGCAACTGGCAATAAACTTAAATCTATTGATAGAAAAGCAGCCCAAATGAACAATGCTATCAACCATGCCATTAAGATAACAGGTGCAGGCAGCCAGTCTGACGCAGATGTTGCGTTAATGCTTAATGTATTCCCTGACTCAGGCACACAATATCCTGATAATATGTATGTTATTGGAGAATTAAGAAAGCGAATGATGGACTACATTGGTCTTGATGCTGTTGTTCGCACAGATGACGATTTTAATGCCATTCCTAATGGGTCTATATTCTATGATTCAAGGTCGCAAACTATTTTGAGAAAAATAAAAGACTAATACGGAGATGGCTATGAACTATAAAGGCAAAGCAATTCCCGTTAGTGATGTAGACCTTGCTGCCCAGGAACGAGCAAAAAGGGAACAGCAAAGGGTTGAAATTGAGGCAGAAACACTAAAACGACAAGAAGCCCTTTTGTCTGGACAGGCTGTTCCTTTGCCAAGTGAAACTGCATTTGTTCAGCAAAATAAAGTTACTGTAAACCCCGAATCCGGCCTGACCTTTTTAGATAAGATTGAAAACAGTCTATCTGATTTGTGGCGAAGTGCCAAAATGATTCCACGGGCAGGTGGCGAAATGCTTGCTGCATCTCCGGCAGGTCTTGTAACAGATATCATTGGTGGAACGGCAAATCTTGCCCTGCCTGAATCATTCCAAATCCCAAGCACAAAAGCCGGATTTAGTCAGGCTGCCGATATTATCGGGCTTCCGAAACCAACCCCTGATGAACAAGATATTCTTGATGTTGCAGGTTTCGCAGGTGGTGCTGAATTATACCGCAGGGGCGCACAGGGGCTAGGTAAGCAATTACTTGAACCAAAGGTCACAACTGCACCGCAAATACCACAGCAAATTGGTAGGGCTAGAGAAGTTACTGGTCAAGTAGCTACAGAGCTAGGAAAAGGTACACCTGGTCTTACTGTCGCAGCAGGTGCAGGTGGTGGTACAGGATTTGTTGCTGCAGAGAACCAGGGTGCTACCCCTGCTGAAGCCATGCTTGCTTCTGTTTTTGGCTCAGGCCTTGCAATGCTTCCGGCAACTGCTGTTAATGAGCTTCGGACTTTAATTACTGGCGCACGAACCCCCCAGGCACAACAAATGCTCAAGGACAGGATGAGCTATTGGCTTTCTGTTGTTAAAGACAGGGCTGCGATTCCGGCATCTGCTGTTGCCCCCAATAGGTTTACCCGTTCTGCCGAGCAGTCTGCTACCAACTTGGCAGGCGGTAGTGGAATTATGGCTGAAACCGCAGAGGGTGTTCAGGGTGCGGTTCAACAGCGCGTGGGCGAGGTATCGCGTGAACTTGTTGGGCCTGGGGTAGATGTTAATCCTGAAACCGCAGGTCAGGCTGTTGCAGGTATATTTAAGGGTTCTAAGCCAAATGTCAGGAAAGAATCTTGGGAATACGGCTACGACAAGCTCATTGGTAAAATGTATGACGCTGTTGAAAGAAGGCTTCCTAAAAACTTTGTAGTAGCACCAACCAATACCCTTCGTGTGTTGGGCAGTAAGTCACAAGACCTTAAAACTTTGCCAGGTGTTGCACAGACACCGTTGATGAGCAATGTTGAGCTTAAAGAAACATTTAAGGTATTTGATGACGCTGTTAAGGCAAATAATGGTGTGGCTTCACTTGATGACATCAGAACCCTTCGTTCAAGCATTGGCGAAAAAATTATATCAAGTGTGTTCGGGAAAGAGGGTGGAATAGATAATGCAACATTTAAAACTTTGTATGCTTCTTTGTCGGATGATATCTTAAAGGCAATTAAAGACCCTGTAACTAAAAAACTTTATTTAGAAGCCAATGCGAAGCATAGTGCAGAACTTAATACGCTTACCAGGATTGCAAAGATTGTCAATTCTACTGGTGGTGGCGAAAGGCTTTTTGATGCAGTAACACGAGGCGCAAAAAAAGATGGCAGTCTTATTTCTGACATCTACAAAAGGCTTCCATCTAAAGACCGTAAATTGTTTACTGCTGCTTTTATGGATGAGATTATAAAGGCAAAGTCAGGAAAACAGCTTGCATTGGAAAATGTGCCTAGCATTAGAAGTTTCCTAACTGAATATAACGACCTGAAGCCTAGAGCTAGAATGGTGATGTTTGGCGACCCTTCATTCGGTAAAACTTACCAAAAGGACATGAACGCTATTTTGCGTGTGATGGATGATGTAGAAAAGCAGGGCGGTTATTTGGCAAACCCAGTAGGTTCGGGTCGTGTTGTATCTATGGCATATAGTGGCGGCACTACTGCACTTGGAACATTGGTAGGTGTATTCGGTGGTCAAAGCCTTACTGGTGCTGCTGTTGGTGCTGCTTTTGGTATTGCCCCGACATTAGGAATGTATGGAACTGCTAAGGTTATGACCAATCCGCGATTTGTGCGTTGGCTTGCGTCTGGAAGCAAACTTCCTGCAAAACCGTCTGCGATAAATGCCTGGGTAAGTCAGCTTGGTGTTATTGCAGAAAAAGACGAAGAACTGAGAGAGGCTCATCAAGCTATCAAAGATGCGCTAATTAAAGAGCAAACAGAGTATAAGCCTAAAGTGCCGAAAAGCCTTGAAGGTCGTGCTGTCCCGTATGAATTACAATAAGAGAAGAACTTATGTCTTACCTATTTGCAAATAAACTTCAGACCTTCTTTGACGCTAACGGCAATCCGCTTTCGGGCGGTAAGATTTATGCCTACGCTGACGGGACTTCTAGCCTGCTGAACACTTACAGCAACTCTGCCCTATCGTCTGCCAACACTAACCCTGTTGTGCTGAACAGCGCAGGTAAACCGCCACAAAATATCTACCTGTCGGCTTCTGCCTACCGCTTGGAACTGTATACGAGTGCCGATGTCCTGGTCGCCCAATGTGCCGATGTCAAAGGCCAACTACCCGTTATCAATCCGGCTACCGATGCGAACAAGGCTGTCGTGGTCAATAGCGGTGCTACTGGCTACACTACGGCTGCTGTGGCTCTCGGCTCGGCTTCCTACATCACGGTTGATGCAGAGGCTTCCCTGCCGAACAGCTACCAGGCTGTCAGCACCGACTTCCTGACCTTCACTAAGGTTGGCGATACGGTCAGTTTCGGCTTGGCGAACCCTGTGGACTTTGGCGGTAAAGAGCTGAAGAACGCTGTCCTGAACCTGCAACGCGAGAAGAAGAACGCATTGACTGGACAATCCGGCGCGGTGACCATTGACTACTCACTTGGCTCGGTCTGCACCATTGCCCAAACTGGCAATATCACTTCGGTTAGCGTGACCAATGTTCCGGCATCTAGCACCGTGACCCTGACCGTGATTCGTAGCCAAGCAGATGCTACTGCTCGTACAATGTCCTGGGGCGCAGCATACAACTTTAGTGGTGGCACAACCCCTACGCTATCCAATAGCGCAAGTGCTGTTGATGTGTTTACCCTGATTACTACCGATGGCGGTACTAACTGGCAGGTCGGTGCGGTTACTGGAGTTAGCTAATGTTGCGTGACCTTCTGTTTTGCAACAACACTAGCGGTGCTACGGCAACAATGACCGTGGCTCTTGACCCCGATTACATTGAGGAAAGTTTTATCCCAAATGGGGCATGGACTTCGGGGCTTGTTGTTCCTACCGTGACTGGCGGTACAAGCCCTTACACCTATAACTGGTTTCGACCTGGTGGTGGTGGTGGTGTATCTTTGGCTTATGTGTCAAACACAAAGGACATGGCATTTAATGCTACTGGAACAGACCAAAGGTATTATTCGCAATGGCAATGCACGGCAACCGACTCATCATCACCAGTCAAGACTGCAAGCGCAACCGTCACCCTAGCTATTGGGTTTAATGTTAGTGCCTACCCTGAAGATAGCGAACCCTTCTAAAAAAGAACCCCCCGATTTGGGGGGTTAAGTCTGCGGAATGGTGTCAGAGGGATAAGACCGCAGAACCATGAATTGCGTGACCGCCGAAGCGGTGCATCAACGAGGGATGCGTGGGAAGTGAACAGGAACACCCAAGCAAGTGACCTACCAAAGTCAGATTGCAGCACCCACCGTCATTTATCTTGGGGCATACACATCGAGCTGTCAAGCATTGCATCTTGGTAGGCCAGTAACTCGGCATCCGACCCAAACTGACCGCGAAACGGCTTGCTTCCTTCTGCCAGGCTGAACCCATACTCAGACCGCATAGAAGCCTTTGTATGCCCGTCTAACGGAACAGCCCTATGATGCCACGGACAAAGTCCAACCGTTGCCATATGCCCAATCCTGCGATTCCCTGAAAGTATGTGATGAATCTCTACATACGATGAGATTAGCCCTAACTGGTGGCAGCAGACGCAGACCGCAGAATCCTTAATCGTGTTGAACCTAGCTTGCTCGGCTTTGGTTGGTGTCCCTGTTGAGTGCCGCATTATTTTCGTTTTTTCTTAGCTTCTTTAGCAACCGATAGCGCAATGGCAACGGCTTGCTTGTTCGGCTTGCCAGACTTCATCTCAGCACGAATGTTCTTAGCAATCGTGGCTTGGGAGTAACCTTTCTTGAGGGGCATGGCCTGTCCTTACTGTGGGGTGAGAAAACACATGACCATTATAGCCATTGCGCCACCAACTACAATGCATGCAATTAAATCATGCGCGAATTGTTCAAGTTTAGATTTCATGTTCACTCCCATAATCGTAGTCTTTAGGTTCGTTCATAACTTGCTCAACATAGTATTCTTCAAACGATTCGACAGCCCACGGGGTTTTGTCAAGCCACCGAATAACATGGGGCATCAGAGATTCCCAAGTTTGGTCACGACACTCTTGAAGGATTAGTTCAATCATTTCTTCTTCAGGGATTCTCATAGCACAAACTCCACGACATCGTTAAGTGAGTAATCAATCAAGGACTGCTTAGACTTTGTGCCATGCTCTGAGAACAAGGTTTCGCCGTCATGCTCTACTTCAAAGAACCACCAACCACCATTGGCTTGTATGGTCTTGGCTTCTGCCGGAAGGGTCTTGTTGACTCCAGTGGTCTTGTTTAAGAATCGTGCTGCGATAAGATGGGTTTTCATGGTATGTCCTGGTTATTTGTTTTTGCGTAAAGAGCCTGCTGCATAACCCTTAAAGTATCTTATAGGCGCAACAATAGGTGGAGTTATTCCATTGTATCCATCAGAATATCCCTGTCGATATTCATTAATTTTTTTCTTTTTATCTGCACATAAAGTTTGCGTAGAGTATTTTGTCTTGATGTAAAAATCTATGCTGTTCATGGTATGTTCCTTGTTATTGGTCGGGCTGAATTGCCCTTCCATGTAAACAGTATGTACTAAACAAACACACAAGTCAAGAAAAAGATTGTAAACTTTTTGTAAACTCTTTAGCCTAGCAATATCAATGACTTACGCAGACTGGCTATACTTTTCGATGATTTTAAGGGCTTTTTCAAGGGTTTCGGGGCAATAAGCGCGTATTTCCGTATAACCTTCCATATCCCGTATCTTTGTACGGCTTCCGAGGCTTAGAAGCTCTGTTTCAACCGCCCTAGCATTACCTACTCTAGTCCAGGCGATTACCTTGAATCCTACCTTGTGTCGCCTTGCAACCACCTGTATGCGCGTAGATTTACATTTGTTTGAGGTTATGCCGACCTTGTAGACTGGCAGGCCTTCATGCTCGATTCCGACAAGCTGCCACAGGTAGATAATGTCGTTGTCGCAGACCCTAGGGGTACGAAGCAGCCCCTTTGCAGCCCTGAGAAGCAAGTATTCTCTGCGGTTCATACATAGCCTGTATGCGTGGTTTGCAAGACCATACACCAATTTTTGTCTGTGTGCAATAAAAAACCCCACCGAAGTGGGGTTGACAGGCCATTGCGACTTGTCGTAGTCTGTAGGTGCGAACAAACAAACTTGGGTCAGTATCTGTATTATCCCCTGGTTTGTCAAGTCGCCGTCACGACCCACGATAGTCACGCTGTCAGAGATGCAGGCAGGTCAAGAAAGTCTTACTGAAGTGGTCACGGTATGATGCCGCCGTGCGTAAAACACAGTTAGTGGTGATGATGTAGGTACAGGGCGACTACCCTGCGGAAGATACCCATCCGAAAAGAGTTTGTGACAATCATCGCTTCAGTACCACCATGAAACCACCAAAGCAAATGCCAGTATCACCCAAAGGCATCATAGACCCCTTATTGTCTAAAGTTTATGGATTGTCCTGATTGCATAAATAAACTATGTAAAAATAAGTTTTCATAAACCGCTTGACAGCAATTTTGTTTAGTGTATAAATGGTAATACACCCTTAACAGGACATACCAAATGAAAGAAGAAGTGATAGGTAATTGCCGTTTGATTCTTGGCGACTGCCGAGAGATTATGGCAACACTTGATAGTCAGTCAGTAAATTGGTGCGTCACAAGCCCCCCATATAATCTTCATAAAGAAAGCCACACAAGTCCTGGCGCAAAAACTGCTGCAAATGCTGCAATGTCCGCAAAATACGCAGAATGGTATTTTGATGAAATGTCAGAAAGTGATTATCAAAAAGACCAAAAGTTAGTGTTGAGTGAACTTTCAAGAATATGCACGGACAGCATTTTTTATAATCATCGAATTAGGTATGGATGGCATTCAAGAAATAAAGATTCAGGAACAAGCAAGGTTTATCATCCGATACATTGGTTATCAGATTTCCCAATATGGTGTGAAATTGTGTGGGATAGGTGCGGTGGTTCAACTCCAACTGGGCGGTATCAGCAAGGGCATGAGCTTATTTATCAAATCAAAAAACCACGAAGGATTGAAAAGTCTCTTGGCATGCTAGATGTTTGGAGAATACCTGCCGATTCAGGAACAGGCCATGTTTGCTCATTTCCACCAAAACTTGTTGAGAATTGTTTAATGCCCCATGCTATTGCTGATGAAATTGTAATAGACCCTTATATGGGAAGCGGAACGGTTGGTATTGTTTCTGCTAATCTAGGTCTTAACTTTATAGGGATTGAACGAGAGCCTAGATATTTTGATATAGCTTGTCAGAGAATTGATGATTCATATAGACAAAAAAGATTATTTGCATAACAACCAACAAGGAAATACCAATGAATGACTTTGAGTTAGAACCGACAACCGAATCATCCTTTGATAAGTGGTACGCAATCTATCCAAAGAAGCAGGCAAGGGCTACGGCTGAGAAGGCTTGGCAGAAGCTGAAACTAGACAGGCTCTCCACCACCATCAATGTACGCACACAGGCCTTTGTGGATGCCTATACCGCCCAGGGCAAACTGGACTACCTGCCGATGCCTGCAACCTTCCTGAATCAGCGCAGGTGGGAAGATGAGCTTGCCAAGCCAAAGCCCGTCTACAATTCTGCACCTGTCGAGCAGCACCGCAACCCTGCCATTAGGCTCTATAATGGTCGGGAATCTGCGCGGTCTAGTGACCGTGAATCTGTCGAGCAAAACTGCAAGGCCTTCAACAAGCTGATGGAATCCTACGGCTCAGACCATCGTGACTGGAACTACTGATGAACAAGACCCAAAAGTTTGATATTGCCGACATGGAACGCTACGACCAAAACAAGGTAAAGCAGTCATCCGGTAAGAATTATGATTGGGATTTAACCATCAAGTCACAAGATGTAAAACGACCCTTTGCATCTTGTTTGACCTTTGGTAAGACGGGCGAGAGCCTAGTGGCAGACCTGGTGTCAGAACATTCTGATGTCACGGTAGAGGTAAAGACCGACACAGTTTCAGACCGCACGGGCAACATATACATCGAGTATGAATGTCGCGGTCAGCCTTCGGGCATAGCTAAGACCAAAGCAGATTGGTACGCATACATCACCCCTTCCTTTGTGCTGATGCTTCCTACTGAACCGCTTAAAGACTGGCTGCGAACTAAGATGCGCGAGGGCAAATACAAGCCAAAGAACGGTGGCGATTACAACAAGTCCGTAGGCCTGCTAATCCCTATCAATGACTTGGTCAGCTCAGGGCTTCTGTCAGATTTTTACAAAAAAGGTAAAAAAACGCTTGACAAGTAGATATACATAACTTAGTCTATACATACCCCAACAGGAGTAATACCATGCAATATCCAATCATCACTAAGGGTGACCGACCCCTATCCAATGCTGACCGCAAAGCTATCTACGGCTTTCTGTCGGCTTATGTTCAGGAAAACCAGGCAAAGGCTTATGCCATGAACGAAACAGGCTTTACCAATGAGGAATTGTCCGAAGGCTTCGATTTCAAATATGGCTTGGAGAAATAAGATGAGCTACCCATTACTTTCAGGTGTGGTAACCGCCAACCTTATCGAAACCATTGGCACGGGCAAATATGCTGCAAGCTATGTCAACTGGTCACGCACCATGCAGCTTTTGCGCGAACACGCACCAGGATGGCTACCAAGCCTTGTCCTTGCCGATGATAATGGAATCGTTCACCGCGCACCCGTAGGTGGCTATCTGTTGATTTACTTCCGCAATCAGGAAAATGAATACACCCCGTCTGTTCCGCAAGCCATCATGGACAACCGCAACAATGCTATCCCGTTTGATGCCATCACCGCCCGTGACATTACCGACACACACCGCCGTGGCATCTGCCTGGCCGCAGCAATGACCTTTGGCTTGGCTTATGAGCTTTGGGCGAAGGTTGATGTCGAGAACCCGTACAAGCGCACGGATGCTAGTAAAGAGGACATTGTTGAACAGCTTGGCAATCTCAAAAGCCCCCAGTCTGTCCGTGACCTTTACAAGACCCTGCCTGCCCCATTGAAAGATGCCCTGACCGAAGTGTTCAAGTCACGGGTTAACCAGTTAGAACACGCAAACAAGGAATAATTATGAATAACTTTAGTGCGATTGGTCGGGTTGGTACTCAGCCTGAACTTAAACAGACTGCCAAAGGCGATGATGTTGCATCGTTCTCTGTTGCCGTTGATTCCGGCTATGGCGACAAAAAGGTTACGACTTGGTTTCGGGTTGGCCTGTTTGGTAAGAAAACTGGCATTGTCCCGTACATCAACAAGGGCGACAAGATTGCCGTGACTGGCGAGATTGTGAACCGCGAATACACCGCAAAAGACGGCACTAAACAGCAGAGCCTGGAAATCAACAACGCTAACATCACCCTGATTGGCTCTAAGCAGGCTTCCGACAAGCCGGTTGCAGCTTCCAATTCCATTGACCCTTTTGAAGATGAGATGCCGTTCTAATGGACAAAGTAAACAAGGTTCACTTTTACCTAACCATGACCTGTGACGAAATCGAGCAGCTTCGCCGTATTGGTGGTGGCTCTATCACCGCCGGCCTTTGCAACCTGGTTCAGGAAGATGTAAGCAGCTTCACCCTAGACAAGCTCTACACCCACCGCACATCGGTTCGGATGCTTCCTGATGACCTTCAGACCTTCAAGGACATCGGTGGCGGTAATGTGACTAAGGGTATTCGCCGTGCGCTTCATGTCAATATGTCGCGCGAAAATCTCATTCAATAAGGATATTTATGCCGTTAGACCCCAACAGGAAAAACTACATCACCGCTTCCAATGTCGGCGCAATCTTGGGCATGGGTAAGTATAAAAAGCCCAACGCAGTCCTTGTAGACATGGTCAAAGCCTACAACGGGACTTTGGTCTACAAAGACAACCCTGCAATGGCGCATGGTCGTGCCAACGAATACAAGGGGGCAGCTTATGCTTCTGAGTTTATGACCTTTGTTGGGACAGGCGATGACCAAATGTTTGTGACAAAAGACTTCCTGGGCGCAACCCCTGACGGACTTAGCAAAGACGGTACAACCGTATTGGAAATCAAAGCCCCGTTCAGTCAGGACTATACGGCTCACAACTACGAGCTTTATATGCCGGAATACTACGCACAGATGCAGGTGCAGATGTATGTGACGGGCGCGACCAGGGCATTATTCGTGGTGGTTCAGTCTGACGGTGATATTAGTCACACCTTTGTGCCGTACAACAAGGCATGGATGGATGAAAACTACCCGAAGCTTCAGGCATTTTGGGCTGAGTTTCAGAGGGCAATCGTTGGTGGCAATCCTGACGATAGGAAACTAGCGGAACGGCTTGCTACAATTCAAAAGCAAATTGCAGAGCTTGAGGCCGAATATGACCAGGTTAAGGAAAAACTTGTCGCTAACAATCCTACTGGCGGTCATTTTGGTAATGTCGTTGTATCTGTTATTGAGAAAAAGGGTTCGGTAGATTACCGCCGAATTGTCAAGGAAGTAGCCCCCGACGCCGACCTGGAATCCTATCGCGGAAAGGGAAGCTCTTACATCAAGGTGACGGTCAATGAATAAGCTACTACTTGCCGTCATTCTTAGTTTAGCCCCATTCGCATCCTTCGCAAATTATGAGGGCTGTCAGACCTTAGCTGCTATTGCAGGGGCAGGCGCATTGGCTCGTGATACACAAACCCCACAATCACAGCATTTTGTTGATATTTTGAATTGGATTAAAGAGCTTAAAGTTAATCTGACAAATGAGCAGCGCGAGTATGTGATTGGCCTGGCTATGGTCGCCTACCAAGTGCCTGAGCTGACACGAGCTGATATTGAGCGCGAAGTCTATGTAACCTGTTTGAGTGACCAATGACAAAGGCAACTGCCTGCGAAGTTATTACCTGTGGGTTTATAGCAGCCCTGTTCTATGACCATAAACGGCATCGGTGTGTGGAGATATATGAGTATGAACAAAAGTTCTATGTCGTGTCCACGGGCATTGTTATCCCATTTGACAGCCTTGAGAAGGCTTCTGAGTTTGGAGAATCCCTTGCAGAAGAACCCTGAAAAAACACAAGCCTGGTACAAGCAGCTAGAGAAGCTTGCAACCGACCTACTGGCAGAGCAAGAGAATCCCTTGACCGCCAAGCTAGAGATTGAAAAACACTTCATCAAACTACGCAAACATCTGAGGAACGAAAAATGAGCAAATATGAAGGTGAGCATGAGATTGACTTGGATGACCTGTCCAAGCTGCCGATAGATGTCTTGGTGTTCTTTATTGCCGAGTTTGTCCTAGAGCTTGAGAAGCGGTACTCAGCTAAAGAATCAAGGGGCATTAACTAAATGTCTATCGAACAGGATGCCAAACGCTACCAACACCTTTGCAGCGCAATCACTTTGCCTGCGGAGTTCTTCTACCTTTTGACTCTAGGTGCATCAAAGGAAATCCTTGACCCCGTAATTGACAAGGATATGAAGGGCAACTACATCGAGAGCCTAGACTAATGATTATCTGCCGGACATCTGATACCCCACAGGACATTGACCGCCTGGTTAACATTCTAAAGGATGAGATTAAGGACAGGCTTGCGAATGGTCAGGACATCCATTGTAAGGTTGCCAACTACATCCCCAAGCGGTCACTTGAGCAGAACGACAAGATGTGGACTCTGATTCACTACTTCAGTCAAAAGCTACAAGTCCTGGTCAATGGCGAGCCTGCCTTACTCAGTCCCGAAGATATGAAGGACTACATGACGGCTCAGTTTTTACTTGAGAAGTCCCTAGAGAGCAATGCGTCACCGAGGTTTGCTCAGACCAAGACGGGGCATTTTGTCCTGCTAGGTTGCCGGACTAGCCGGTTTACTATGAAGCTGATGGGCGAGTTCATTGAGTTCTTGGAATACATGAAAGCAGAACACGAAGGGAATATGTAATAAATGACACTAAAGCAGATTCAGAAAGACATTAACAGCGCAGCACAGAAAATCATTGGGAAGTATTGCCATTCGTGCCATCGTTCACGGCCCTTGTCGGAGTTTGATATAATCAAGGGCAAGTCCATCACCCGATGCCGAGATTGTGTAGTTAAGTACACAAGAAAATAATGAAGATTCCAGTCAGGTTCAATCTAGGCTCTCACACAGTCACGGTACAGGCCAATGTCCCGTTGAAAGAGGCATGGGGCGAATGGAACAACGAGCGCAAGGCTATCCGGCTGCGCAAACCATCAAAGAACAACCCTGATAGCTTCTACTATCAGACCTTTGTGCATGAGCTTGTTCACGCTGTCCTGGACACTATGGGGCGCGAGGAATTGAGCCGAGATGAATCGTTTGTTGATGGCCTAAGTGAAGTGCTGACCCAGGTTATCCTGACAGCAGAATACCCTGATGGCTAAGACCATAAGTTTCAGCCTAGAGCTGACTCCCCCAACAATCAACCATTACTGGAATCACAGGGGTGCTAGGCGATTCATGTCCGACAGGGCAATCGAGTTCAGGCGCATAATCAAGGACAAGTGCCTAGATGAACGGCTTGAGGGCTACCTAGCCATCCGTATTGAGTATTATCCACCCGACAAGCGCAAACGGGACATAGACAATATCCTGAAGCCCATATTAGATGCGCTGCAACACGCACAGCTCTTTGCTGACGATTATCAAATCCAAAAAATAACCGCCCTTAGAAAGACAAAGATTGTCGAGGGCGGTCTAGTATTGATTAAGGTGTCTGAGTACGAGGATTAGTCAACCGTTTCCGTTTGGCGGTCAATCGCGGTCACAAGTTCATTCTCAGCCCGTTCAAGCCGAAGCTCTGCTTCACGCAGTTCGCTCAACAGCTCGTTGAACCGTTCTTCGGTCAGGCGGTCATAGTGGTATTGGAAGATGCGTTCACACACGGTGTCATACTGCGACCAATCCATGCGCTTCAGGATGTCAGAGGCCTTAAAGCCCAATACAGACGGGTACTCATGGTCAATGATTTCACAGACTGCATCTTCATACTCAGAGTATGAGGGCTTCCAGTTCATGACATTGTCTTTTGCTAGTTCAACCTGCTCTTTTGCCCAGGTCACATCTTGATTCAGTTCTTGAAACGAATACATAACCTTCTCCTGTTGTGTTGATGTAGCCTACATATTGTTTCATGTTCAATATGCCTTGTCAAGCATAATTGTATGTAAATATAGTCAATACGAATCAACAACTTGCAATGGGTATGTATTGGGGCTATTATTCGGGTATAGCCTGAACAGGCCTACTTTTGAGAGATTTGAGGGCTAAATGTCAAAAGCGATTAGTGGACTCCCGATTGCTGAAACCCTGACAGGCGATGAGCTGCTTCCTGTTGTCCAGGATGGTAATACCGTTCAATCAACCGTTCAGCAGATGGTTGACCTTGTGGGCAACACGACAACCTGGGGTTATATTCAGGGAACGCTGTCGAATCAGACCGACCTGCAAAATGCCCTGAACCTTAAAGTGCCTTATACAGGCGCAACAACCAATGTCAATCTTGGCGAGTACGGACTCACATCGGGGTTCTTTCAGGCAGACCTGACCCCAACTGGTACGCTACAAGTCGGCAGGATGATGTGGAGTGACCAAGATGGCACGATGGATTTGCGCCTACTTGGTAATAATGTTACTTTGCACATCGGACAAAAGCAGGTAATTCGCGTTGTAAACAAAACGGGTGCTACTCTTACTGGAACTGATTATCAGGTTGTTAAGATTAGCGGTGCGCAAGGACAGCGACCAAAGGTGTCTTTGGCGCAGGCTGACAATGATGCTAACTCTGCCGACACGATTGGCATGGTCAATGAAACCATTGCCAACAATCAGGAAGGCTTTGTTTGCACAAGCGGCACGATAACAAACATCAATACCACAGGCTCTATGCAGGGCGAAACCTGGGCAGATGGCGATGTGCTGTATCTGTCGGGAACAACCGCAGGCCGAGTTACTAATATCAAGCCTACCGCACCTATACACACGGTAATTGTCGGTTTCGTTATCTATGCCCACATCAATCAGGGCAAGATTTATGTCAAGGTAGATAACGGCTATGAGCTTGACGAGCTTCACAATGTAAGAATCACATCCCCGTCTAATGGGCAGGTGCTTACCTATAATAGCGGTCTTTGGGAAAATCAGACGAATGGTTCTGGAACGGTAACGAGTGTTGCTGCTACTGCCGGAACGGGAATCTCAGTATCGGGAAGCCCAATTACATCTAGCGGTACGTTGACGATTACCAACACCGCGCCTGACCAGGTGGTGTCTTTGACTGCCGGTAGCAATGTAACGATTACTGGCACATACCCTAGTTTCACGATTGCGGCTACTGGTGGCGGTGGCGGTTCGGGTACGGTAACTGATGTATCTGTGGTATCGGCAAACGGCTTTTCAGGGTCGGTAGCAACTTCAACAACTACTCCTGCAATAACCCTGTCAACATCTATCTCAGGCCTGCTGAAAGGCAGTTCAGGCGCATTGGCTGCTGCATCTGCTACGGATGTACCCGACCTTCCGCAGAGCAAGATTACTAACCTTGTAACTGACTTGTCGGCAAAAGCACCATTGGCTTCGCCTACCTTTACTGGCACACCAACTGCGCCTACCGCATCTGTCGGCACGAACACTACTCAGGTCGCAACTACGGCATTTGTTCAGGCTGAGATTGCTAATGACGCTGTGTTGTTGACTGGCGACCAAACGGTAGCAGGCACAAAGACATTCTCTAGCACGATTAGTGGTTCGATTACTGGTAACGCAGGAACAGCTACAACTCTGCAAACAACGCGAAGCATTAACTTAAGCAACTTTAACGGAAGTGCAAACATTACTGTTCCAAGAGTGTTTGCTCTTGACGATAGGACTATCGCACCTGCTGACGGGTCTGCTAACTATGTAACTGCATATTTCACATCGTGGGCAAACGATAACACTAGCCCTTATGCAGATGCTTTGCTATTTCGTACATATAGCGATGGTAGTGGTGGTAACGACAACTTAGTTACCTTCCGAAAAAATGCTATTGGTATGCGTATTTGGCAACAGACGGCAGGGTCTGCCACAGCATTTGCTAGTTTCAAAGATGTCGCATGGACTGACGGCACTAACGCAACTGGCACTTGGAGTATAAGCACTTCAGGTAACGCAGGAACAGTCACTAATGGTGTCTATACCACAGGCGACCAGACCATTGCAGGTGTTAAAACCTTTAGCGGTACAAGCACTATTGTTAATGGAAATCTTGGCATTGGTACTGCTAGTCCAATCAATAAGCTAACCATTAGTGGTTCATCACTTGCATCAGGTGAGCTTGGAACATTTGCGATTACTGGAAACACAACGGCTAAACGATTAGCAATGGGTGTTGATTCTACTTCCACCATGTATGGGTGGATTCAGTCAGTAGAAAGTGGTGTTGGATATAGAAGTTTAGTTTTGCAACAATTAGGTGGGATTCTTGGTGTCGGCTCTATACCTAGCGCATGGAGTGGCTTGGGTGGCATTGGGGCAATACAGACCCCTAGTTCTGCGATTGTATCTTCCCCTGGCGGTGGAACGAATACCACAACATTTGTAACAAATGCTTTTTATAACGGAACAAACTGGATATATCGCAATACTGCTGCAACTGCTAGGTATGACCAATGGGGTAACGAACATCGTTTCTTTGTAGCAGCATCAGGAACGGCAGGAAATGCCATTACCTATACTCAGGCGATGACATTAAACTCTAGTGGCAACTTATCTGTGACAGGTAATATGGATGCCACGATTTTCCGTGATGTTTCTAACACGGCATTTTACCTTGACCCTGCTAACTCAGGCACTTCACTAAACATCAACGGTATTGCGGTAATAGGCGCAGGGTCAACTGTTGGTGGTGTGGTCATTGGTTACCGTGATGTTCCTGTAACCACACAAAATGCCACATACACATTTGCTTTGACTGATGCAGGCAAGTCTGTTGGTAAGGACAATGCTACGGCATATACCTATACAATCCCTGCAAACGCATCTGTGGCCTTCCCTGTTGGTACTGTAATTACCGTATTTAACAACAACGCAACCAACAACATTACCATTGCGATTACCACCGACACACTTCGCCTGGCAGGTACGACTTCGACAGGTAGTAGAACCGTAGCCCCGTTTGGCCTGTGTACCTTGTTCAAGGTATCTTCAACCGTTTGGATGGCATCGGGTTCAGGTGTTAGCTAATGAGTGGTGGACTTCAAATGCTGATGTCGCGTGGGAATCCTGCCGCAGGAAACCTTGACTACGCTGATTTTTCTGCAACAGACATCATAACTGGCGGTACGGCTGAGGCATACGCTGAGTTTTATACAGATGGAAGCGCAGCCCTATTTGGAAATGCAGGCAATTCACCTGACACACCTAGATGGTGGACTATATCACCGCCTTCCACCTGGATGAGTTATACATCAACAGGTAACGGAACAATTACAGGCGGTCTTGTCGCAGGTACTCGATACCAGTTAAATGTCACTAGGAAACTAGGGAATCAACGCACAATATTTGGTGTTGCAATAAGGGTGTTTACCATTACATTCTTTGATGCTTCAACGGGTGGCAATACACTAGGCACTAAAACTTTTACCGCAAGCGTAGAAAACGCATAGGAATAGACATGGCACTAAATTACGAATGGAAGGTATTTGGACTTAAGAAGGTAAGCACAGAGCTTGCTAGTGATGTAATCATTGGTGTGAGCTGGACTGTTACTGGTACTGACGAGGATGGCAATTCAGGTACATTTGATGGAACGACTCCCTTTAAGCCGCAGGATGTGGACTTTACTAGCTTTGTGCCGTATGCCGAGCTTGACCATGATACTGTAATCGGGTGGATTCAAGCCGAAGTGGTCGGTGATTACAAATACCATGTTGACCAGGAAATCCAACGGCAGATTGACAGCGCAAAGAGCCTGATTGTTGATGTTCATTCCAGTCAATTCCCGTGGGTTCAGGCCGAGTAAGGGGCTGAGATGATTGGTGGTGACCGACCAATAGTTAAGCAGGTAATGAAGGGCGACAACTTCAAGCTAGTGTATGTTTTCAAGGACACACCAGTAAGGGTTGATTGGCGAAGTGAAAAGGCCTTCTGTGTGCTGAAGAACAATGTGGTCAATGGTCGTGAGGCTAGTATCTCCGGCTACTGTGAAACAGACTTCCCATGCCTAGTGACGGGTACTGCTTATATGCCCAACGGCAACATAGATAGTGTAAACTATGTTATACAGGCTAAGTTTGCCGATGACCGTCAAAGGTCGCAGCTACTCTTGGCAACCGAAGGGATTAACGAATACAACCTATTATGTGAGGATGGTCAGCCATTAGCCTATGAAAACCGTTATACTAACTGAAGAACAATCTGTCCGACCGTTTGCGATGGAGATGATTGTAGGCGAACAACTGCCCGTCACCGTGCTGCTCAAATACCCCCCTGATTCCGCAGACTGGGTCGCATCTGATGGTCTGACCATCGTGAACACCAGTATTATTGGCCGTGAGGTGTCTTGCCTGGTGAAGGCGAATGAGCCTGCGATGAACACCTATTCCGTAAATGCCTACACCGAGCTTGTGTGTACTACCTACACGACTGCCCACAGCGACCCCCACCATGCCGAAAGCTATCAGCGCAAGTTTATCGTTAACATTAAGGTAAACAGCGATGTGAACCCGTAAGGGGATGTTATGGAAATACAGGACTTTGAACCAGTAAACGACCCGAAATGCCCACCCCGACCCCGACCACAACTGCTTCGGGACATCACGGGGCTTTGCCGTCTACACTCTGAGGAAGCCTTCAAGAGCCTGGTCACCCTGATGCGCAAGTCTGAGGATGAGAACATACGGCTAAAAGCAGCAGAATCCATCCTTAACCGAGCCTATGGGAAACCAAGCCAGTCTGTCCTGGTCGGTGAGATGGATGAAACCGTTAAGAAGGTGTTGCAGATTGAGTTCGTGAATGGCAACGACAATAATTCCGCTTAAGCTGCCCAAGAAGGTTGACTTCCTGTTCAAGCCGATGCGCTATAAGTGCTTGTTCGGCGGTAGGGGTAGTTCAAAATCTCACAGTATATCTAAGGCCTTACTGGTCAAGGGTAGTAATGAAACTTTACGGGTTCTATGTGGGCGCGAGGTACAGAACAGCATCAAGGACTCCGTACACCGCCTTCTGTGCGACCAAATCGACCTGCTTGGTATGCGTGATTTCTACACCATCACTGAGAATGAAATCCGTGGCGCAAACGGTACGCTGTTTAGCTTTGTGGGATTCCACCATAACTCCGTAGCCAACCTGAAGTCCTATGAGGGCTATGATGTGCTTTGGGTAGAGGAAGCCCAGAGCTGCTCAGAGAAGTCCTGGAAGATAATGCTGCCCACCATCCGTAAGCCCAACAGCGAGATATGGGTCAGCTTTAACCCTGACCTAGAGGATGACCCGACCTACCAACGCTTCGTTATCAACAAGCCCGATAACTGCATTTCGGTGGAGATGAACTACTGTGATAACCCCTTTTTTCCTAGTGTGTTAGAGGATGAAAGGAAATACACACAGGAAAACTTCCCCAATGATTATGAAAATGTTTGGCTAGGAAAGCCCAGGTCACTTGCAGAGGGTGCTGTTTTTGGTAAGGAAATCCAAAAGGCCTACGAGGAAGCTCGTATCGGGACATTCGATTACGACAGCACACAGCCCGTTTTCACGGCATTTGACATCGGGGTTCGGGATAGCACATCGGTCTGGTTTGGACAGCGTATAGGCTCACGGTGGCGCATGATTGACTACTTTGAGGGGACTGACGAGGGCGCACCCTTCTATGTGAAGATGCTCAAGGAAAAGCCCTATATCTACGGCGGTCATTTCACCCCACATGACGCTAGGCACAGGGAGTTCGCTACTGGACTCAGCCCTGACGATGTGTTCCGTAACCACGGCATTACCCCGTCTGAAACCCCAAATATGCCTATTGAGGACAGAATCCACGCCGGTAGGCTGTTTATTGCCCAATGCGAGTTTGATGCGACCAGGTGCAAGGATGGACTTAATGCCCTGAAGAATTGGCGATGGGATGTCAATAACCGCACACAGATGCGTAGGCAAACCCCCCTGCACAACTGGGCTTCCCACGGCTCAGATGCCTATACATACTTTGCCGTAAGTAGTAAGCTGATGCACACATTTACCCCTGTGTATGATTTTAGCAACATAGAATCTGAGTTCGCATGACAAGCCAAGCCGACATTGATGCCCTGCGTCTGACTGCTGATGTTAAGCGCGGTAGGCTGAACGGCTGTCCTGTGGTGGTCAGGATATCGAGCATTGATAGTCAGGCATACATCTGGTTACCGCAGAAGGTGGTCGAAGATGCGTATGGTAATGTCAGCTACGAAAATGATATTCTTTCGGCTAAGGATGCCCTTTCTCGCGGTATGCACTTTGAGGTTTTCAAATGATTAAGAAAGACGATAAGTTCCTGTCGGATATGCGCAAACGCTATGAGCTTGCGTTAGAGGCCAACAGCGACAACCGTGACCGTGCCATTGATGATGTGCGATTCGTGACCATTCAGGGCGAGCAATGGGATGACTACCAAAAGCGCAAGCGCAAGACCCGACCCTGTTACGAGTTCAACCGACTGCGTCAGCACATTCGACAGGTTACCGGCGACCAACGGCAGAACCGCCCGTCTATCAAACTCCGTGCTACCGAGGAAAACGACCAAGACCTTGCCGAGATTATGCAGGGCCTTATCCGCAACATCGAATCTGTCAGCAATGCCGAGAAAGCCTATGACACCGCATTTGAGTGGGCGGTAACTGGTGGCTTTGGTGTGTGGCGACTGACTACCGAATACAGCTCTGATGACACCTTCGACCAAGACATCCGAATCGTTGAGGTGACCAACCCGTTCCGCGTCTACTTCGACCCTGCTGCCCAAGAGTTTGACCGGCGCGATGCCAACTATGCTTTCGTGGTGACCTACATTCCGAAGGATGACTTCAAGCAGAAGTATCCGAATGATGAGATGTCCGACTTTGAGGGCGCAAACTACGACCAAGACCATTGGATTGATGACGATACCGTAACGGTTGCCGAGTATTGGTACAAGGAATACAAGAAGAAAACCCTTGTGCTTCTTTCCAACGGCATCACCCAGTTCAAGGATGAGATTGAGAACATTGATGCGTTCTTGGCTAACGGCATCACCATTGTCCGTGAGCGCGAGGTGGAGATTCAGCAGGTCAAGATGTGTCTGGTGACTGGCTCTGGCGTGATTCAGGAAGCTGATTGGGCAGGCAAGTTCATCCCGATTGTGCCGGTCTACGGCGATGTGATTGACATTGACGGTGAGTTTCACTACTCCGGCATGGTTCGGTTCGGTAAGGATGCACAGCGCGTCTATAACTACCACCGCACCACGATGATTGAAACCATTGCCAACGCACCGAAAGTGCCGTATCTGGTTACCCCTGAGCAAATCAAGGGCTTTGAGTCTTTGTGGAAAGCAGCTAACAGCGAGAATATGCCGTTCCTGCCGTATAACCCAGACCCCCGCGCAGGTGGTATGCCCCAACGGTCAGGTGGTGTGGATGTTCCTGCTGCCCTGATTACCGCAAGCCAGTACGATGCCGAGGACTTGAAAGCTGTCACAGGCCAGTTCGATGCGTCTATGGGTGCAAATGGCAATGAAACAAGTGGTCGTGCCATTCTTGCTAGACAGCGTGAGGGCGACACCGCGACCTTCAGCTATATTGATAACCTGAGCAGAGCCATCAAGTATACGGGTGAAATCCTGGTTGACCTGATTCCCAAGATTTACGATACCGAGCGCATTATTCGTGTGCTTGGTGTTGACGGTGGCGAGAAGTGGGTTGCCCTGAACAAGGCTGTGATTGACCCTGCGACTGGTCAACTGGTTGTCGAGAACGACCTGACGGTTGGCAAGTACGATGTTGCCGTGTCTGTTGGCGCGTCTTACAACACACAGCGACAGGAAGCTGCTGAGGCTATGTTGCAGATGATGAACAACCCTGCCCTTGCCCCTGTTGTGGCTGACCTGTTGGCTAAGAACCTTGACATCCCGAACAGCGATGAGCTTGAGAAGCGGTTGCGTAAGATTGGTATCAAGGCCGGTGTGATTACCCCGACTGAGGATGACCTGAAGCAAGGTGGCGATGACATCGTGATGATGCTTGAGGAACAGAAGAATCAGGAAATCCAAGCCCTGACCATGCAGGCCGAGCAGATAACCGCCCAACTTTCCGCACAACTTGCCGAGGTTAAGGCTAAGGCTGACAAACTGGCTGTGGTGGTTGAGCAGACTAAACTGGACAAAGAGAACGACCAGGCTCGTATCTTGCTTGAGCGCGAGAAGCTGCGTCTTGATATTTACTCTGCTGAAACTGACCGCATGAAGCTCGACCTGGACAACAAGCGGATTGAGATGGATGCCGAAATCAAACAGCAGCAGATTGCCCTGAACGAACAGCAGTTCCGTGGCGAGATGGCTCTTGAGCTTGCAGGCAAGATGTCAGGCGAGAACATACAGGTGAACACCACCGATAGCGAACAACAGTTAAACGAATTGGGCAGGTATGACTGATGGACAACTTTACCGCTAGGGACATTGGACAGATTGAGGCTAAGGTGGACAACCTTGACGACAAGATTGAGAAGCTAGAAAAGCATATGCACAGCCGAATCAAGGCTCTTGAGAACAAGATTGATGACCTGTCCAAGTTCATGACCAGTATCAATGTGGGGATTCAAATCATTATCTGGATTGGCGGTGCTGCCCTGACTGTTATTAGTATTATGACTAAGTTCTTTGGCCTGATGAAATGAAAGCCATGAAGGGATGGAAAACCATAGCCTTCAATGTTGCTGCGATTGCGGTAATCCAATGGGGCGATGTCGAAACCGTGGTCTATGGCTTTGACTGGCTCGATGACAAGACTGCGGTTCAGATTCTGCTGGTCGCCAATGTGTTCCTGCGCCTGATTACCACCACGGCTGTATGGGATATGTGGAAGGACAAGAAAGATGAGCAAGGCTAGGTTGTTGCTTGTTTTTATTGTTTTGGTTGTAAGTGGTTGCCAAGATAGGTATCGGTACTTCTGCCAAGACCCTGAAAACTTTAACACTAAGGAATGTACGGTGGACTGCAAGGGCGATGGTACTTGTCCAAAAGATATTTATGGGGAGTATATGAATGAGTAGATATACAGAGGCTCAACTTAAAGCCCGTATGCGGTTTATTGTCGGTCTTACCCTGTCATTTACCTTGACGGTGATTGTGTGTGTGGTCCTGTATTCATTGGTCTTTGTCACGCAGCCCATTGGGGCGCAGGCAACTAATGACGCAGAGTTCTTTAAGCTAATCGTTCCCATTGCTACATTTTTGACCGGCATCCTGTCAGGAATTATGCTCGATACAGACAGCAAGATTGGAGATAACAAAGAATGAGCCTGGCATCTTTACAAGCTAAGATTGGCGTTACGGCAGACGGGGTATTCGGCAAGGGTACGCTGAAGGCTGCGATGGCCTATTACAAGATGACGCCTGTTCAAGCTGCTCACTTCTTTGCCCAGACCGCCCATGAATCCGGCAACTTCAAAGCCTTCTCTGAGAACCTGAACTATTCTGAGGATGGTCTGCTTCGTGTGTTCCCTAAATACTTTGATGCTATCAAGGCAAGGCAGTATTCACGGCAACCTGAGCGCATTGCTAACCGTGTGTACGCTAACCGCATGGGTAACGGAGATGAGGCAAGCGGTGATGGATGGCGGTATAAAGGCCGAGGGGCTTTACAGCTAACGGGCAAATCTAACTATAAGGACTTTGCTGACTGGCTTGGCAAGTCTATTGACCCTAACAATGTGGCTGACGAATATGCCTTTGAATCTGCCAAATACTTCTTTGACAAGAACAAGCTGTGGTCGGTCTGTGACAAGGGAATTGACGATGCGACCATCCTTGCATTGACTAAGCGCATTAACGGCGGTACTCATGGGCTTGATGACCGTAAGGCCAAGACTAAACTTTACTATGGTTGGCTGACCTGATGATTCCTGTGCTGACTGCTTGGAACATTGTTAAGGACAACTGGCGCATTGCGGTAGTGGTGGTTGTGCTGACGGCTATCTTTGCTCATGCTTTCTTTGGCTATCGTAAGGTGGCTCGATTAAAGGAACAGGTGGCGGTCTACGAGGCTGCGATTAACGAATACCGGCGGTTGGGTGACGAGCAAGCTAAGAAGGCCGTAGAGCAGGTTAAGGTGGTCGAGAAGCTCGTCTATATTGAGGACAAGAAAAGGAAGGAAGCTGATGAACAGATTAAGGTTATTTACAGGGACAATGCAGAGGCGCGTGATTGGGCTTCTACCCCTGTTCCTGGTGCTGTCGTTGACCGCCTGCGCGACTACTGAAGTCAAGGTAGTCCACAAGCCCCTGCCTGCCGACCTTGTTGGTGTGCGTGATGTATGCACATTGACCGAAGCCGGCCCCCTATTAAATGCTGACCTGGTTGTTGCATACTTGGATTGTGCCAGTAAGCTCAAGAAGGCTAATATGCGCTTTGATGCAATTCAAGAAATCACGGGGAAAGAGTAATGGCTAACTGGCTGCAAACCGTAAAGACCAACCTTAGTGGTGAGAGGGGCAGAAACTTTGTAAAGGCAGGTGCTTCATTGTTAGTGGGCAACCCATTGGGTGCGGTCTACTATGGTGCAAAGGGCATCAATACACCGACACAAACTGGTTGGGGTAGCGCAATCAGCAAGACCCCGTACAATCAGCCCATTGGTGGCAGTCAGCAGCCTAGTGTCCAGGACTTTTATAATCAAATCCCTACACTAGCATCGGGCTTGTTTAGTCCAAGTATTCCGAAGGGTGACTACGGCACGACTGTCCAGGATTTCAGCAACACCTTCAGCGCACCTACGGGTTCGGGTCTGCCGATGCCACAAGAGCAGCAAGCACCGCAGGCACAAGCACCGCAAGCACCGCAACAGGAAGCACCACAGCCCATAGCACCGCGAATCACCCCACAGAAGATGCCGATGCCTAGCGACCTAGACGCAATCATGGCACAACTGAATCCGCAGGGCATGGGGGGTTATCAGAGCCGAGCTATGCCAACCCCAATTAACCCGATGACTTCCAACAAGGGCTACTTTGACATGAACAAGGCCGGTACTGTCGGTGGCAACTATGTCCAGGGCGCAGGTTGGATGACTGACGCTGCGAGGGCTTTTGGTCTAAAGCCTGAAGATTTAGAGTTCCAAGCCATGATGAATCAACGCATTGCAGGTATGTATGCCTAAGACGCAAGCCAAACGAGGAATGTCCCCAAGAGAGCTTGATGCTCTCAGAAGGCAGTTTGTTGCCGAGCAGAAGCAGGCAGACTCCGCATCCAAGTGGCAGCTTGCCAATGACATTGTTTCGGGCATTAACGACATTGTGGGTCGTGGAGTAATAGCCCCTATTCTTGGTATGCCTGGTGACATCAATCAGGCCATTTATGACGCAGGTGCTTGGGTCAACAACAAGATTAAGGATGTCGAGGTTGCGACTGGCATGGTCAAGCAGCCAAGATATGTGCAGCCTTCCCAGGGCAATGCCTACTTAGGCTCTGAGGACATCGGAAACAGGATGCAACAGGCAGGTCTTGTATCGTCTGAGCGCAGACCTAAGACCGAGTTAGCTGCAAGTTTTGTCAGCCCTAGTGCTGTTGCAAAGACCGCTATCAACGCGCCTAAGACCGCCATGAATATGCTACGGATGGCTGAGAACCTAGAAGCCCCTAGCCGTGGTGTGCGTAACGCTCAGGGTATGTATATCCCCCGTGGTCAGATGGGCGCAATCGAGAACCTATTTCACGGCTCACCGCATACCTTTGACCGTTTCGACCTGAGCAAGATGGGGACAGGCGAGGGCGCACAGGCCTACGGGTATGGCGCGTATTTGGCTGAATCCCCTGATGTCGCTAAAACATATGCGCCAAGAGATATAACATTTGAAAATAAAGTAATGCAGCTATATAAACAGGCAGAAAAGTCTGGTGATTATGATTCAATGTCTGTATATGAAAATTATCTGATACAGAAGCAGCCAGAAGAAATACTTGCTCAAATAAATGATGTAGAAAGTGGTATTTCAGATTCTCAGAAGAAAAAAATGCTTTCCGCCTATAAAAAAGCAGAGGCTTTATATCAGAATCAGAAGGGTACTGGACTTTACCAAGCCCGTCTTGCATGGCCTGATGCTGCCCGTGAAGCATCCGACCCATTGAGTGATAAGCACTTCTTGGACTGGGATAAGCCGTTGAGTGAGCAGCCTGACATTGCCAAAATAATCTATGGCGACAGGGTTGATGCTTTTGGAAACCCGATGCCGCTTAGTTCTTATGATAAGTACACGGGCGCAATGGCATACGAGGATTATGCGGCGAGAATGGGTAAAGGCGCATTAGAACGGCGTGATGGACTTTTAGCCAAATATGGCATTGACCCCAAAGCACCATTTTCTGAGTGGAAAACCGCGCTTGGCAAAATGACCCCAGACGACAGGGCAGAGTTTACTTCAATCGCATCTGAAGTTGACCGCACCGCAACATCTAGGCCCGCATCAATTGCTCTCCGAGAAGCTGGCATCCCAGGCATCCGCTACCTTGACGCAGGCTCTCGTGGCGCAGGCGAAGGCTCACGGAACTATGTCGTATTTGATGACAAGCTGATTGACATAGTAAGCCGGAATAATCAGCCAATTAAGAAATAACACACAAAGGTGATTTATGAACGAAAAGATGATGCAAATGATTGAGATGATGCTGACCAAGCATAAGGCCATGAAGCACGGTGGCAAGCCTGGTAAATACGGCAAGGAAGCCGATGATATGGAAGAAGGCGACATGGAAGAAGGCTACGAGGAAGAGGGCTACGGTGAGGATGGCGAGGATGAAACCGAGGTCACCATCAAGTTTTGTGGCAAGGATGCCATGAAAAAAGCCCATGACCTGCTAATGGCAAGCTATAAGAAGTAATGTGCTAAATACTGCATATATTGACTATCAGTAATATGTAGGGCAAAACACAAACACCTACCAATGGGTTTCATTGGGCATAAATCTTAGGTATTCCTATGCAAATTGAAAACGAATCCGTGTTAGATAACACCGCATTATCCGAAGCTGACGCACAAGCTGAAGCAGAACAGGCAGAATCGGAAACTGTCGAAGCTGAAGATGACTCTGACTCCGATGAGGGCGATGATGCCCCAAAAAAGAGTAAGAAGATTCAGAAGCGCATTGATGAAATCACTAAAGCAAGGCGAGAAGCAGAACGAGAACGCGACTTTTGGCGACTCCAGGCTGAACAACGGGCTGCAGCAGAATCCCAACAATACTCTGTTGGACAGAAGCCTACCCTTGAGCAGTTTGACTACGACCAAGAGCAGTATCTTGAAGCCCTGGCTGACTATAAGCTGCAAAGCAAACTGGCAGAAAAAGAAGCCCAGTCACGCACACAGCAAGTAAATCAGCACGAGTTTCAAGAGGTTCAGCAGTTTAAGCAGCGCGAGTATGAGGTTATGTCGGAGTTTCCCGACTATCAGCAGAAAGTGTATGCAAACGATGTCCCTATCACCGATACGATGGCAAAAGCCATTCGCGTAGATGAAAACGGTGCAAGGGTCGCATACTTCTTAGCCACCTATAAGGATATTGCTTATCGTGTTGCCAACCTTTCACCAAGAGAACAATTCCTGGCGATTGGCGACATTAGTGAGAAAATCAACCAGGCAACAAGTGCATCTGCTGCCGGTAAAGTATCAAATGCCCCCAGTCCTGTTCCGTCTGTTTCATCCCGTGGTGGCGCGGTATCTAAGTCACCCGATAAGATGTCAATGGATGAATGGATGAAGTGGCGAAGCAAACAACTATCTAAACGCTAATCAACTTCAATTTTCAAAGGAATAAGTAATGAGCAATACCATTCTCACCCCTGATATGATTACTAAGGAAGCCCTGCGCATCCTTCACCAGAAGGCCAACTTCATCGGCTCGATGAACCGTGCCTATGACGACTCGTTTGCCCAATCCGGTGCTAAAATCGGTGACAGCCTGCGTATCCGTCTGCCGAACCGTTATACCGTTCGTACTGGTGCTACCCTGTCTGCTCAAGACACCACCGAGCAAGCTACCACCCTGCAAGTTAGCACCCAAAAAGGTGTTGACCTGAACTTCACTTCCAACGAGCTGACCCTGTCCCTTGACGATTTCAGCAAGCGCATCCTTGAACCGGCTATGGCTCAACTGGCTGCTTCTGTTGAGTCTGATGCCTTCAACATGGTCAAAGATGTTCCGAATGTGGTCGGTGCTTCCGGTTCTGCCACTACCTTCAAGAATGTCCTGGAAGCCCGTAAGAAGCTGTCCGACAACCTTGCCCCGAACGCTGAACGCCGTCTTATCCTGAACACCCAGGACAATGTGGACTTGGTTGATTCGCTGAAAGGTCTGTTCCAAGACAGCTCGACCATTTCGCAGCAGTATAAAGAAGGCATGGTCGGCAAGACTGCCGGCTTTGATGCCATCTACGAAAACACCCTGATTCCGAACTTTACCAATGGCGCAGGCGCAAGTTACCTGGTCAACGGTGCTGCTCAGTCTGGTGCTTCGCTGATTGTCGATACTGGTACTGGCGCGATGCCGAAGGGTACTGTGTTCTCCATTGCCAATGTGTTCGCGGTTCACCCTGAATCCCGCCTGTCTACTGGCATTGTGCAGCAATTCGTTGTGACTGCCGACTACGCAGGTGGCGCAGGTACTGTGTCCATCTATCCGAGCATTGTGGCTTCGGGTGCGCTGCAAACTGTCAACGCTGTTCCGGCTGACAATGCTGCTATCACCGTCTACAACACCGCTTCGGATGTCACCACGACTTCGTTGGCCTTCCACAAAGATGCCTTCACCTTCGCTACCGCCGACCTGGTCATGCCGAAAGGCGTGGACTTCGCTGCCCGTGAAGTGTATGACGGTATCAGCATCCGCGTGGTTCGCCAGTACGATGTCAACTCGGACAGCTTCCCGTGCCGTTTGGATATCCTGTACGGTTACAAGGCAATCCGTCCGCAGTTGGCTTGCCGTATCCAGTCCAACTAAGGGTTGTTTTACATACCTTTGTAGTAATAAGATGGGGGGTAGAAATACCCCCCATTTTTTAAGGGAAGATTATGGTAACCGTAGGTGATTTAATTAAGGCTTCGTTCTATCGAGCCGGTATCCGCGACAACAGCCAAGAGATTGAGGGCGATGACATCACTCGCGGTATTGAAACCCTTAACCTACTGATGCACCGACTTGAGGCTGACGGCCTTGAGATTTCATGGGTAGATGTGACTACCGCAAACGACACCCTGTATGTTCTAAACAAGCACAAACGGGCAATGATTTATATCCTGGGCATGGACTTGCTATCCGAGTATCAGCTTGAGCCGACTCAAATGTTCGCTGCTGCTGCCGATGATGCCTATTCGACCATGCTGCGCGATGCCTACGCAAATGCCCCTGTAATGAACAATGTTGACCAACTGCCACAGACTTATATGTATTTCACCATAGTGAATGGGTAACAAATGGCTCTCACACCTGTCAACATACTTGGCGGTTTTTACACAGACGACACCCTGCCCGTAGCGAACCAGGATACGGTCAACTACATCCCTGAGATTGTAGAAGTGGCTGACGGGGCGCGTAGTCCTGTCCTTCTAAAGACCGTTCCGGCGAACAAGGCGATTACCCTGAACTCGTGGGATACTGGCGCGACACAGGCTACCCTGGTCGTTGATAACACCCTTTACATTGTGGTTGACGGGGCTTTGTTCCGTGTCGGCTTTCATGTAAACAGCGCGACCATGTATCCGGCAACAGGGACTAAGACTAGCGTGTTTGGTTCAGGCCGTTGCTACATGGACTTTATGCAGAACGGGACTGGCTACGACATCAGCATTTATAGCGGTCAGAACGGCTATGTCTACAATACGACCAATGATACCCTGACTCAAATTGTGGACTTTGGCGGCTCGATAGCCTGCAACTTCCTTGACCAATACATGATTGGTGTAAAGCCCGATGGCACATCTTGGTTCACTTCTGATGTCGCAGACCCCCTGACCTTCAGCGCATTTGACCAGTATTCATCTGAGGCTTCCCCTGACCGCATTGTGGGCTTGGCTGTCACGAGCCGTGAGGTTTGGGTCTTTAACCAAAGCACCATTGAAACCTTCTACAACGCAGGGACTAGCTTTCAGCGCAATAACGGCACGGTGATTCAGCGCGGTTGTTCGGCACGGGGTTCGATTCAAGTCATTAACGGCACACCCTTTTGGCTTGGCGATGACGGCTCTGTTTACCTGGCTAACGGGTATCAACCGCAGCGTATCAGCACCCATGCTATTGAGGCCGAGATTGGCAAGTCCCAGGACATCTCCACGGCTCACAGCTACTTTTGGGAATCCCGTGGTCACCTTGTCTACTGCCTGACCATTCAGGATGGCATGACCTTCTGCTACGACATCAGTACGCAGATTTGGCATCGGCGCGAGTCCTTTGGGGCTAGTAACAGCAACACCTGGGATGTCGCGCGTGTTGGGAACAAGCTGTATAACATCAACCGAAACGATAGCAACCTGTACCTGTTTGACTGGGACTACTACCGCGATGACGATGCAAGCAATATGCTTGTGTGCAAGCGCAGGTCACAGTATTTCCACAACAACCAACAATTCCTACGCTGTAACAGTATGCAACTGGTAATGAATACGGGCGATGTGCCTGCCAATACCACGAGTGAGGTGCTGTTCCGCTATTCCGATGACTTTGGGCGCACATTCAACAACTACCGCAAGGTGACCCTGGGCGATGTGGGCGAATACAACAAGAAGCTGCAATTCTATAACTTAGGCCGTATGGAAGTCCGTCTGTTTGAGATATCCACAAGCGGTAACAGCCGCCGTGAACTGATTGCTGCGATTCTTGACCTGACGCAATGATTAACCTTCTGCCCCATATCCGCATCAAGTTTATTAACGATGACGGGACTCCAACTAAGGACTTCTATGACTTCCTTAGAGAGCTGAACGCGACTCAGATTCCTGTGGGCGGTATCATTGCAGCCCTGACAAACACAGCACCAACGGGCTACCTGGCAACCGGCACGACTTACAGCCGAACCCAATACCCGAAGCTGTATGATGTATTAGGCACAGAAACCATCCCTTCGGTATCAGACGGTATGTACCTAGCGGATGCAGGAGAATCTGCGGTTGGGTCGTACTTCGGAAACAATACACTTGGCCTGCTTCACATCCATGCCTTCACAACCGTGGCTTCAGGAACAGGGGCTAGCGTGTCAGGGGCTAACCAGGGAAACATGGCTACCGTTGATAATCGCCCCAGAACGCTCGGTGTGCGGTTTTATGTGAGGGCTGAGTGATGCACCAGTCTTATGACCAAAACGCGGTACAGGCGATTCTAGACGGTTCTAGCAGTGGTCTGTTCAAGGTCTACGATGACAGTATCTGTTTGGTCAATGACGACCATACCTTCGTGGCATCCATCAGCAAGTCCGATATTGATGGTGTGCATAAACTTTACATAGCCTTCATGCCTGAAGTGGCAGACGGGGCATCGGAATGTGTCGAGGATGTCTTGGCATGGTTGGTGGATTTTGCAGAGGTTACCAAGCTGATAGCGTGTGTTGAACTTGACAATACAAGTGGCTATTATGCAATCAGCAAGACGGGATTTGATTTGGTTGGTGTTATAAACGCGCCAAAATGTGATGTAGCAATCTTTCAATACAGGTTTGAGGTATAAAATGGCAGAAACTTCTTCAAGTGATTGGGGTGACGCGCTAGTAGGTGTCGCAGGCTCTCTTATAAGTGGGCTTATCGGCTCTAAAGCTGCTAGTGGGGTTAACAAAGCCTATCAGCAAGGCGGTCAGCAACTTATTAACCAGGCCAACCTTATAACTGGTCAGCAGCGCGACCTTTATAAACCATACTCAGAATATGGTGGGCAAGCCCTAAATGCTCTTGCTGCATTTAATGAAGCTGCTGCTCGTGGTGACTACTCTGCCATTACCGAGATGCCCGAATACAAGTTTGCACAACAGCAAGGGCAGTCTGACCTAGCGCGTAATCTTGCTGCCCGTGGTGGCTTGTTTGGTGGTCAGGCTCAAAAGCAGTTTATGGACTACAACCAAGCCCTTGCCGGTAATCAAATACAGAACTACTTGAACCGCCTTCAGGGTGGTGTTCAAACTGGATTAGCAGGAACAGCCGGTCAGTTTGGCGCACTTAGCAATCAGCTAGGCGCAAACACTAGCGCACTAGAAATGCAAATCCTTGCAAATGCAGGTAAGTCAGCTTCTAAGGGAAGTAACTGGCAAAGTGCAATTATGGACATGGCAAAAGCCCTTAGTGGCAATAGCCCGTATCTTCCGCAACCCCCCAAAGTTGGTTAATTAAGGGTATATAAAATGGCTTATGTAGATTATTACAGCAAGATTCAGCCCGTTAATGTATTTGGTGCTATGCAAGAGGCCAAGCAGGCTCGTGCGGTAGCAGAACAAAATCGCCAAACATTAGTTGAAAATCAGCTTGGGCTTCGACAAAAAGAATATGATTTTGAAAAGAAAAAGATTGTTGATACCTTCAAAGCATTAAATACATTTTCAAATGAAGCCGAAGAAAGCAAGGCGGCTCAATGGCCTACTGTTCGCGCACAGATTGTGTCACTTAATCCTACAATGGAAAAAAAACTTCCGAAAGACTGGATGTCAGACCCCGTTGGAAATCAAAGCCAACTTAAATCAGCCTTAAAGGGTATGTCATCTCTTATCACCCCTGAACGCATCACCCTGAAAACAGATGAAGTAATACAGGAACGGCTACCTGGCGGTGAGTTTACGGAAATCGCAAGTGGCCCAAAGAAGGAAGGAAAAGGTCTTGAAATAAAAACAACTGTAGTTGGTGATACCTATATTGAAACCCCAGAGCGACCGTTGCCAAGTGGAAATATTCTTCGTGGGCCATTCGTATATGACCAAATGGGCAATGCGATGCCTAAAGAGGAGTATTTTAACTTATACCCTTCTGAAAAACCTAAAGACCTTAGACCAGAAAGCCAAAATAAATTAAATACCATACCGCAAGCTGTCCCAATGACACCGCAAGCTGTGCCAGGGCAAATTGAGCTTGAACCGCGACAGTTTAATGTCCCTAGTCCTACTAATCGAGCAGGCCAAACCAATCAGGGCTATGGTATTGATGAGAACGCGATGTTGCAGCAACCGCAGATGATGCCGAGCAT